AAAGGCTACTAGGCCGTTATAGTCTGCGGCTGTAAAGATGTCGCCTGTTGTCGCTGGAAAGCCTTCTGCCATGATTTTCTCCTAGTATCCCATTATGGATTGTCCGATTATACCTGATGTTGATGATCCTATAATGAATCCTTCGACTATAGGCTCAAGTGTTGTTACTGTGCATTGCATAGAATTAGGGGTGATCAACCATTCCAAGCCCTGCACCTGCAAGGTCTTAACGATTGTCGAGCCGTCTGGTTGAACATTCGTGATCTCTACATTGTCAAAGTAATCTAGGCCGATCATTGTGTCAGTCGGTACATCTGGATCAAGAAGATCGACAGTCATGGCATCAATGCGGATGGTTGTCTCTTTACGGGTTGCAACGTATATTTTGGCGATGTCTGTAACCTGCGCGTCTGTCTGCGCTACGAGATTCTCCACGTTCATGCCATGAGGGAAGTATTTAGCGATCGATGTTGCATCACTCGATGAGACAGTAGTGCCACCAACTCTGGTCATGGTTGCGCTATTGATGATGAGCTTGTCATCGAAGGCGAACTTGAGGTCTGAGTAAGGAATTCCTGTAGTCTGATTGAACTGGATCGGTGCAACGCCTAGAGAACCCACAACGTCATTGCGATCCTTGAACTCGGCAGTGCCATCTGTACGGATAAAGAATGCGCCTTGCTCGGTGAACTCTGCCACCTGTAGGGCAGTAAGGCTTGAGCGAGTAGTCGCTGGATCAGCCTGACAAGTAGTGGATCCTGTGTCGATAATACGCATGCTCGATGGGAATGAGACTTGATCGAGGATCTTGCCCACGCGTGTGCCAGTGGTCTGCCCTGCGCCAGAGTCTGCAATGGTCGAGACGTTAGCCATGGCGAATAAGCGGAATGCATCTGAGCAGACGATATCGACGTATCCGATCTCCTGACCTTGAGGGTAGGTATATCGATAGTCTTGAACGTAGCCAGAGAATAAGAAGTGTTGAGTGGTTGCAGTAGTAGCAGCTACGCGGATCTTGCGTAGTGGAGTCAGATACCCAAAGTAGGGACTGGATGCATTCTGAGGGTTAAAGTAAGAGTCAGGATCTAAGACTCGGACTGTGCAACTTCCAGCCTCATAGGTATCGCGCATGATGTTGCGCCCGCGTCTGATCGTGATCTGGCGAGTGACATCGCTGAGATCGATGACGGGCTCTGGGACTTCACTCGATGCAAATTGATTGACTCCGATAACGCCGTACTTAGCATCGCCAATAGTAAACGGGTAGCCGAATGTAGCGCCTTGGCTAAAGTCGAAAGATACCGAGATGGTTGCTGGAAGACTCATCCTGAATCTGGCACAGTCGCGAATCTGCCAATGCGATTCACACTAGAGAATGTTCCTGATAAAGATTGGTTATTCTGTTGCTGAGTAACAATTGCCGCGACATCTTCGCCCGCAACTTTTACTTCAACATTAACAATAGGCGCTGGTGGAGTATAGGCCGTCGGCCCCATTCCCCCACCAGAAGTAAATGTCTCAGGGGTTACATAACTAGGTGGTACGAAGTTTGGTACGGGTGTGCCTAGCATGTTGCCGCCGAAATCAAGTGCCGGCACTTTCCATTCCGAGAAAGGATTAGGCGCTTTAGGTGTAGCAAGTAAGGCAAGACGTAGCTCATTATTGCGTTTAATTGCCGCATCTAGTTGATCTGAGATGGTTGTTGCAAGTGCCGCATTGCCATCAAGTAAGGCCTTTTGCAAGTTTAGAGATAAACGATCGGTCTCGCTCAACTTACCTTTAAGGGCTGCTTCGATACCAATAGCTTCTAGGTTAAGAGTCTTTGATGCCTTCTGTAATGCTAGAGACTTTTTCTGTGTATCGAGATTCTTCTTAGTAAGTGCGGCCAATTCTCTAGCACGTTTAGCTGCTGCCGCTTCAGCCGCTTTACGAGCTGCCAGTTGAGCTGAAGTTTCATAAATGCCAATAGGTTGAGAACCTTGGTAGCCCATTGATGGAGCATTGCGACGGAACTTAGCTGCCTTCTCCGCTGCCTCTATGGCCGCTAGGGCATTCTTTTCGTAATCATCGAATGGGTTAAAGCTCGCAAGGATGGCACGATCACTCGTAAGGACGTATAACTTCTGGAATCCGAATACTACGGCTGAGACAGTATCGGCAATTTTAGTTGCAAGGGTATCAATCTGATTGACGAACTGAGTTGTGTCACCTGCCGCGAATACTGATATTAATGACTCGACTAGTGCGCCACCGATTGTCTCGCTTGCCTCACCTGCGGCGGTCGTGATCAGTTGTAACTTGCCAGCGTAGGTAGTTAGATATTCTGCATTAGCCCCAGAGAATTGCTTATTCAGCCTTTCCTGAACTTCTGCGAACTTCATAGTCTTTAATTCTGCAACACTTACGCCTAGTGCGTACTTGGTAAGGCCTCTAGTCTGGCCTACATAGGCACGACTGAGATCGTTTACGACTGTTTCATAATCAATGCCAGAACCTGCTGAGATATCTGTAGCCTGAGCGAGTAACTCCTGAGCCTTGGTAACTGATCCAGTAGTCTGCAATAAGCGTTGCATTGCCGGACGAAGCTGATCATCTGTAACGCCAGACATGCGAGAAAGGTCTGAGATATAACGCTCGATGCGTGGAGCCTCGAACTCTAATCCTAGATTCTTTACCGCTAAGGCTAAACGATTGGCTGCCTTCTCATCCTCAATGAATGCCTTTGATGCATTCTTAGCGAACTTGAGAAGTTGCTGGGCTCCGAATACTGCTGCGAGGCTCTTGCCTAATCTTTTAACGCTTTTGTCAAGAGCATTGGTGGCTTTATTGGCATCGCCAAAGGCTTTCTTGCCCTTGAACTCACCGATAATCGGAATGCGTAACTCAGCCATTAGATACCTTTCGCATTAAACTTAGCGGCGGCCTTTTCAAGCGCCTTGATAACGCCAGATTTAGCTTTACCTTGATCTTGGTCATAAGCCTTAAACATTGCTCGACCTTGCATCTTTGCCCGACCTGCGAATGATCCAGAGAAACGCGGACTGAAGTTGCCTGTCATTCCAGACTTACGGCCTGCGGTCTCAACGATTGCACCTGCGGCAGTCTTATTGTGAATTGATACTGTCTGCACCCATCCTTGGCGATTAGGCTTGGTAGGTGTCAGCTTGTAACCAATTCCGCGCCGGGCTTCTGCTGCGTCGTACATTGGGAACTTAGCGGTCTTGACTTCATGCTTTACGAATCCAGATGGAGCCTCTGAGTTAGATGGAAGAAATCCTCTAGCCTTTTTAACCAAAGGCTTTAAGAATCCAACCATCTCGTCGCGAGTTTCTTTATCAAGATCAGGCGAAAATTGCTTCAGAGCCTTGCGAAGCGCACTAGCGCCTTTTAGCTCTGTAGGCATCTGCCTGCTCCTTTGCTCTATCCTTCAACGCTTTCAGAATCATCTGGAGCATTGATGGATCTAAATCAATTAAGTATTGTGGAGGGATAGCCGTCTCAATGCTCAAGCGAGCGATGAGATAGTGGATGCTATCCCTGCCTAGGCCAAAGGGTCAGACTCTGCAACCTCTACACTCTTGAGAGTTTCGAGAAAGTCTGAGCCGAATGGCTTGACTGTGACTCCACTTAGTCGAAGGCCTTCCCATGCCAACCAATAGACATCTGATTGCTTTTCATCATCGCGGAACGCTTTGTGAAATCCCTTTTTAGCATATAGCTCGAACGCGTATTCGAGGCGAGGTGTAATCTCGATCTCGGTAACGCTGTTGTCTGCCATTGTGACTATTAACTTCGCCATGCTGTGCCCCTTTGTTTAGTTAGATTATGCGGTTGTTACGACTACTGTACCAGAGACGTTCCAAGTTACTGACTGTGTTGAAAGGTCGCCAACTGCACCATTGATTGGTGTGATGTTGTTGACTAGGCAAGTCATTGTGTAAAGAGGGTTAGTCGCTGATGTTGCAGCAGAAGTCTGCTTAAGTGTAACTGTTGTGTTAGTTCCTAGGACTACGTTCAATGTCTGAAGTGTTTTGGATGTTGCTTCATCATTGAGAAAGTCGATGGTGATTGAAGATGCCTCAAGGCCTTTAACGAACTTATGTCCGCTGTCGCCCATTGCTGTAACTTCAAGCTCATCGAAGGTGCGGTTTAGTGTAACGCTTGTTACTAGGCTAGAGAGATCAACCGCGTTGACAGTTAGAACTACTCCGTTGCTTAGATATACTGACACGGTTTATTCCTCGTCTTTCTTGTTAAGT